GGTCAATGCCAAGAAAACACTGGAGATTGCATTCTTGAAGCTAAAGCTGGTGGTGGATCTGTAGGACTTACTACTGGTTCGCAACAGGCAAATGCTGATAATGTATCATTTACTTTAGGTGTCAGTGTTGGTTTGAATGCTGACCCTACGATTACTCCTTCCTATCAAGAAACAGCTTATATGATTTTCTTGGGCGTAAGTGCTGCAGCATATGTTGCACCTGCACCACCAGCTGATACTGGAGATAACGTTCCTGGTGATTTTGGACCTCTAGATGAAACAGTTGCCACTGCATCTGGAACTGTTGCAACATCTTTCCAGATTACAGATTGTGATGGTGTTTATAGTTTTACCGTCCTTGTCAAGAAGACTAGTGGAGCTGATGTTGGTGCCACACCAATTAATGTGCAGGGCACAGGTACCAATACTAAGAGTGGATATATTGTTGGTGATACTGTATCGATGGTACTTGAAGGTCCTGCATTAGGTGGGACAGCTGCTAATTATACGATTGAAATTTATGATGGTACTAACTTAGTTAAAACAGGAACTGCCAGCGTAACATATGCTGTTGCTCCAGTAGTTACGATATCGGCACTACCTTCTCTTGTCGAACCTGGAAGCGCCACAAGCATTACTTATGCTGCTCCTGGTGCAACATCTCTTGTCGGATCTAACTTTGGTGCTACTGTCCCGACAGGTGAAACAATTTCTATTATTCCAACTGCTGATATAACATATTCAGTTACTGTTAGTAATGCATATGGTCAGACAACAGCAACTATTCCCGTTACACTTAATATTGGTGCAGCACCAACGATCGCTCTTACAGCGACACCACAGACAATTGATTATAATGGATTTACACGTGTTCAATACGCTTCTCCAGATTCTGATACATTTGTTGGCAGTGACATTCCTGGAGTCAATGATCCTAAAGAAGCTTTTGCAGACGTTCAACTTACGGCAGACACTTCGTACTACGTTACGTTGAGTAATGCGAATGGATCTACTACAGAGAATATAACTGTTACGGTCAATCCTCTTGCTCAACCAGTAGTAACGATGACATCTGATATTAATTCTATTAATATAGGTGCTGATCCTGGCGCACAAATTGAACTTACGATTAGTGGAGCTGATAGTGTTACGTACTCTTCCGTTCCTGCAAATACAATATGGAATTCTTTGACATCTCTGGGTGGAACTACCATCAGTATATCGCCAGATGTTAGTACACAATTTATTATTGCTGCTACAAATGCTGCTGGTACTACTACGGAAAATGTTACTATATCCGTAACTCAACTACCTACAGTTGTCCTATCTGCTGTACCAGCTGTCCTTGAGATTGGCACTGGAGCAACAAATCCTGTTTCCACGTCTACTTTGACTTGGACATCTACAGATGCTACTACTGTTGTAAGTTCTAGTTTCGGTGCATCTACTGTTAGTGGTACTACTACTGTTTCTCCGACAGAGACTACACTCTATGATATCGATGTGTCTGGTCCTGCAGGAGTTGCTGATGCTGAAGTAACAGTGACCGTGAATTGCACCACTGGTACGGGTACAAGTGCTGCAGGTTATGGTGACACATTCTTTGGTTATCTCAAGTATAATGATGGTACCCTTAACGCATTTAACGCTGGTCAGAATCGATACTTTGTTCAGACTACCAATTCTTCATATGCAAATACTACAGCTGTAGGTACATTTACATACGGTCAGATTGGTACGCAAATTCTCGGTAGTTATCAGGTTATTCTTGATAGAAGACCTGATGCTGTTGCCTTTGATGGTTGGATGAACAACTTCATCAATAATTTCGGTACCACATACAATAACTTGACAGATCTGAACACTGCGATCTATAATGATGCTAATGGTATCGGAGTTGGTACCAGCAATGAAATTGCTCTCAGGGCAACCTATGGTGGTCTTGAGGGTAACTACACAGAATGCGGACTTAAAATCGTTTAATTAATGGACATTACACCTATTCGTCCTCTAGAGCTGATGCTCGATGAGAACTTGACTAAATCAAACTTTGATGATTTTATTGGTGTTTGGGATAGTTTTATGCCCAAATCCGAGTGTCAGAAATATATTGATTGGTTTGATGATCTAGAATCTCACGCTAGTGTTATCGGATCCTCAATGGATAACGGTGATATTGCTGACGGTAGATTTCAGTTTCCTCAAGGGAAGCAGGGTAGATATGATAAACAAACCCTGATTACTCATCAAAATCTTGAGTTGCAGCAATGCACTAATCAATATTTGGCATCAACTGTTGAACATTACATTGGTGAGTTTCCACAGCTTGCAGGCGAATCACTGATTAGTAGTTGCATCAAGTTGCAAAAAACAGAGGAAGGTGGTGGATATCACGTCTGGCATTATGAGGCTATGGGTCTTAACCATTCTTCTCGGTGTTTAGTGTGGGCGATATATTTGAATGATGATTATGAAGCTGGTGAGACTGAGTTTTTGATGCAAAAACGTCGGGTTAAACCTCCTGCAGGAACTGTTGTAGTTTGGCCAGCTGGTTTTACGCATCCCCACAGAGGAAATACAGTATTAAAAGGCAATAAATATATCTTGACTGGTTGGTACTATCACAACGCATAAAATGGCAAGAGATTTTGGAAAAGCAGCATTAGTTATTAACAATATTCAGAAGGTGATTGGTACGTACCACGCTCCTTTTGGAACTACTCTCTTCTTTGATATTGGCGAAGAATATAATACATTAGTGGCACCTCTTTTGGTTGGCATTTGGGATGTTCCTGGTGTTGATCAATTTGAGATGATGTACTATTGGTTATCTTCAGATGATGGGGACGGAATTATCTCACCATCTTTTTATATCACAGAGAACACAGAGTGTTCTGGAGAGATTCCTAGTAACTATAATAAAACGCCTCTGAATGGTGGTCCTAGTACGGCAGAAGCAGATAAGATTTACAATGCTCTTAGGACTAGACTAGAAGAACTTACGGCAGAGCATATTGCAGCTGAGGCGGCAGTTGTAGAAGAACAATTTGATGCTCACAGATACCTTACCGAAGGTGTTCCTGAGAATATGAAAACATTGAAGCACGCGAGACACACTCGTCTACTTGATTGTGATTGGACCCAGATGGCTGATTCTCCTCTTACTGATGAGAAAAAAGCTGAATGGGCAGCATATCGTACATTACTTAGAGATCTTCCTGCTGCTCAAACAGATGATCCCTACGATCCTGAAAACTTTACTGGTTGGCCTACTAAACCCTCTTAATTATGTTTTATCGTTATGAACTTTTGAATTCCGTCCAAGTCGGGCATATATTAAATCTTTGTGATGCTGGTACCTGGGAGGATGGTAAAGAATCTGGCAGTAGCGATAAACGAGTAAAGAATAATTTCCAAATAGACAAACAGTCTGCATATGCGTGCTGGAGTATATTGGAAGGTTCTATGGATAATTGCGATGTTGTACGCGACTCAATGCTGAGCTGTGCTTATACGTTACCACATTTTTGTAAGTATGGTGTAGGATGCCATTATGATTGGCATACCGATCACGCACATATGGGTTCTAATCAAGATTTACGATCTGATGTTAGTACCACAGTTTTTTTAAATGAAGACTATGAAGGTGGGGAATTGGAGATTAAACTTGGCACTGAACTGATTAGTGTTAAGTTACCAGCAGGGTGGGCATTTAGTTACCCTACTGGAATACCACATAGAGTTAAACCTGTAACTGCTGGTGAAAGGAAAGTAGCAGTGCTTTGGGCTCAGTCTAGACTCAAAGATCCTATGGATCGTCTGGCATTTGCAAGAATGCAAGAATGTATTACTAATACAGAATACAGTCCAGATTCTCCTGAATGGGAAATGGTTAGAATCATAGACGAACAGAAAATGCATTTACTACGAACTAAAGGCGATCTGAGATCATAAATAACTTTCAGGGAAAGTACTGTATTCAATTCGTGCAATGAGCAATAGAATTATTGCGAGAATTTCTAAGGAAAATCAAGCCAGCGCTGTCATCGAAAGAGCGAAACAGCGTTTTACATCACTTCAGAACACCGAAGATCTGAGTCGTCTTAAGACTTTATTCTTAGATTTCGACGTAAAAGACGATAACTTTGTACAAATATTAAAGGGAGATGAATTCCCTGAGGTTATTGGAGCTGTTTGGGATAGAGAAATTTACCTAACGGGGGTAGAAACTGATGATTCACAGACATATGGATTAGAAGAAGTTGATGTGCAAGGTGGTTCTTTTGATAGAAGAGCAATTGCAGAGTCTTTATCAACTGACAACGAAGACATTGATGCGCTAGCACGTCAAATTAAACCTAGCGATTACGGCAACGTTATTCCTTATAACGTTGGTTCTGGTACTCAGTATTCAATCGCTGCTACTGTTGTTAATACTACTAGTGGTCCTAAGTTATACATCAACGGATCACAAGCTCCTGACCTGACATATGTTTTTCCTGGACACGAATTAGTTATTGATGTTTCTGATAACTCTAACTTTGGTTATACTTTAGCTTTCTCTGAGACTCCTGATGGTACTCATAATGGCGGTACTAACTATGTGGTTGGTGTCTCCAGAACTGCTACTCCTGGTACCACTGGTGCTGAAGTAACACTAACTGTTTCGCAGACAACTCCGCAGCAGCTTTATCTTTATGCTAACGAAACCTCAAGAGTTGGTTTGCGTGGCGGTGGATTCTTAAATGCTACCGATCATTGTAAAGTCGCAATCTTTAGTAAGTGGTATCTTGCACGTATCACTCAGCAACAAAATTCACTGAATTATGGTCTGTACTCTTACACCGAGCACGGTGAGGGTGTTGACTGTTATGTTATTGATACTGGTATTCGTGGTGCATCACGTCCTACTAACGTTACTGGTGCTAACTTGCACCCTGAACTATTCCACCCTGATTATGCTGATGACTACAATACTGCTATTAATCAGGCTGAATATCGTGTCTATGAAGTTCCTGGATACAATTCAGGATACACTGTAAATGGTGAGGCAAACTCTAACGAAGATGACAATGGTCACGGTAGTCAATGTGCCATTCTAATTGGTGGTCTGGAGCACGGTGTTGCACGTAAGACTAGATTCTATGCACTGAAATGTCAGAACAGCGCTGGTAGTGGTCTATTGTCCACATATGTGTTTGCTCTACTAGCAATCATCAACCATAACGATCCTGCTCATCCTAACTATAAAGGAAGTACTAGACCAGCTATTATCAATGCTTCTCTGGGTGTTGGTACTATTCCGTCTGAAGTCTATCGTTACGTTCCTCAGAACGAACCTGGATTCGATAGTGGTTCATATGAAGCAGACACTGCTATGGACGACTATGAAAATCTTTGTGTAGAAAACGGAATCGTATTCGTTCGCTCTGCTGGTAACGGTTACGGTTATAACTTTAAGTACGGTGGATTCCAAGCTAAGTTTAATCCTGGTCCTCGTACTGCTGGTCCTCAGGACTACAGATATAATATGGAGGGTATTAGCGACAAGATTTCTGTCGGTGCTACGGCATATAATAATACATTCTCAGGATTCTCAAACTATGGTACTGGTGTTACCACCAGTGGTCCTGGAGAATCAATTTACTGCCCTCAGTATTATTGGAACACCAACAGTTCTTACAGCTCTGTTGGTTCCATTTATTATGCTTATATTCGTGGTACTTCATTCTCTGGTCCTCTGACTGCTGGCGTTATCGCGCAGTATTTGGGCAAGAAAGGATATGAGAACAGAGCAACATATGAAGGCAAATCTGTTCCTAAACTTGCTAAAGAGTGGATTCGTAGAGAAATTGATTGGGATTACGAGAGAACGCAATCCGCTGTTGGTGAAGAATATGGTGGTGGTAGTGTAAACGTTTATCCTACTAATGACATCGATGAGATTACTCTCGATGGCATCAATACTTACATTGCTGTTGGTGCTGGCACCAATGAAATGTCTATCACATTGGGTAGTGAATTCTCTAGATTCGATGCTACTGTTGGTGATAAGATGCAGTTCCGTATCCCTGAGGCAGTTCCCTCAGTGGATATCATCACTGACGTTTGGGTTAGTAGTGATGGATCACCGACAGCAGCATATTATCAAGCTGGCGGATTGTTGAATCTTGTCACTGATAACGATCCTGCTCCTGGTCTTGCTGGTGTATTCCCTTCTGGTGGTACTACTGGTTATGTTTCTACCTTGTCTATCCAGAATCAAGGTTCTGGTTATACTATTGTCCCATCTGTTGCATTTACTGGTGGTGGCGGTACTGGTGCAACTGCAACCGCAGACATCACACTGACTGGTGGTAATATTACAAGCATCAACGTTGATCAAAGTGGTGCTGGATATACCGAAGCTCCTACTGTTGATATCGCTGGTGATGGTACTGGCGCAACTGCAACAGCTGTTATCTCTCTAACTGGTGGTGGTATTGATTCTGTTACGGTTACTAATGGTGGTTCTGGTTATAATCCTCTAAACCTTCCTGCAGTTACATTTACTGGTGGTGGTGGATCTGGTGCTACTGCTGTAGCTGTCATTACTGATGGTATCGTTAGTGCGGTTAATATTTCTAATCCTGGATCAGGATATTCTGAGGCACCTACTGTTGGCATTGCAATCTCTGCTGCAGCTAATCAAGGTAACACTATCCACGCTCCTGATAGTTCTTTCGTGTCTGGCGGTGGTTCTACTACCTCTTCGTCACTGAATCAGACTACAAGATTGCTAACGGTTATTGCAGATAACCTGCCTCAACCTGCATTGTATGGAGCTTTCCCAAATAGCAATAACTCCAATACTATTACAGGTCAGTCTTACAACCATACCTGGGTTTATCGTGGTGGTAGAAATATTTCCGATGAATCTCCTACATCTACTTTAGCTCAACCTTCTATTGGTATGGCGCTGAATGGTGTACAACTGCGTCATCTTTCGCACGGTTTGAATGTTGATTTGCCTGATGGTACTGGTTGTCCTGATGGATATACCTTCAACAAAATTTTCAACTCTACTGCATTTGGCGCTGATAATGGTAGCGGTGTTGTAGATGGTTCTGGTATGTATCACTACATTACAGGTAATTTCTTAGTTAATACTTGGAAAGGTTCTTCTACAACCTATACTGTAACCATTAATGATCCTGGTGGTGGTAACAAGTACTACCTTAACAATGGTCTGACACCTAATATCATTCTCACTGAAGGTAATACTTATTACTTTGATCAGAGTGATGTAAGTAACGCTGGTTATCCTTTCAGAATCTCTGAAACTCAGGATGGTGTGCATACTCAAGGCGGTGTTGCATACGAGATTGGATATCGTTATCAAGGTACACCTGGTGACGGTGTATCTGGTACAGGTTTATATCTTCAAGTTCAACCTGACACCCCTAATCTCTACTACTACTGCTCATTGTATTCTGGATACGGCAATGCTGCATCTGTGACTACAACTACAAACACTGCAGCTCTTCCTTCGCATACAACTGCAGATATTATTAATGCAACTCATCACTCTCCTGTGATTGGTTATGCATACGATGGTTATCCAATCTACGGTCCTATTGGTTATTCAAGTCCTGGTTCACCCACCACACTTTCAAGAATGCAAAGTTCTTGGGGTGTTAAGGGAGAGCGTGATGGGACACAATATAGTGGATCTACGTACACCTGGGGTGTTACTGCTGATGATAGCTTAGACTTTGATTTTACTGGAGAAGCAATTGGTAGTGATATTGCAATCGCTGCTAACATTGGCGACAACCTTGTGTTCAACGTCAATGCTTCTTATACTACTGGTGGTGGCGGTGGTAGTACACCTGCAACTTATAACTTAGTTGTTACTGCAAGTGGTTTTAGCGATTACACTGTCTCTGGTTCTGATAGAACTGGCAACGTTAGTGGATCTGATCCTAGTCTGACATTCTATGAAGGTGATACTATTAACTTCACGGTGTCTGCATCTGGTCACCCATTCTATCTAAAAACTGCAGCTGGTACTGGTACTGGCAATCAAATCTCTGGTGTTAGTAATCAAGGTACTCAGTCTGGTACTGTCGCTTGGACTCCAGGTATTGGTTCTGCTGGTACTTACTATTATCAGTGTGAGTATCACGGCGGTATGGTCGGTACTATCACTATCCAGTCTGCTGGTGGTGGCGGTGGAACTACAATTACTCATCCTTTCTGGATTCAGAAAGTTCCTGCACCTTATAACCCTGCACAAGTTGTTGCTGGTGTTGTTAACAATGGTAGCTACAATGCTACGTTGTTGTGGAGTACTACAACTACAGCCCCTGGAACTTATTATTACGTCTGCGAAAATCATCAGGCAATGACAGGTACGATTACTCTGACTGAACCAGTTGGTTATGCTCCGTCTACTACGGCATATCCGATGGGTTCATTTGTGGAAGACTATCAGTACCTTGGTGGTGGCAACTTAGATCGTTGCAATGGTCGCTACTGTGTCACTCCTGAATTCCCTGGCGGCACATATGCATACTTCACTACATTCGATGCTTCTGCTAATCCTGCATTCCCATATATTCTAGGAGATAGGTACTACGGCGAACCAGTCACTGAAGCTGACACTGCACCGCAAAACCCAATCTTTGAGCAACCTGCATCTTCTGTGTGTACGATTGGTACACAAATTGGTGTAGTTGATACTATTAATGTAACTGATCAAGGTGTTGGTTATACTTACGCTAACATCACATTTAGTGGTGGCGGCGGTGTTGGTACAGTAGCATCTCCTAATATCTCAGTGCTAGATGGTTATGTTTCTGGTCTTAACTTGATTGAACAGGGTTCTGGATACACAACTTCTCCTACTGTTACTATTAATCCTCCAAACGTTAGTGGTGGTGTGCAAGCAACATCTGTTGCACAGATTGCTATTACTGCAGGTAACCCAAATAGTATTGATAAGCAATCCTTTAACCAGAACTTTAACTGGAGAGGTGGTACTAACTATGCATCTGCCAGCTTGGTAGAGATGAAGCCTTTACGCAGTGTAAATGCTTTCGGTATTACTACTACTGGTACATTCCTGTATCACTATTCCTTCGAGAATGGTCCT